TGGTATAGGTTGCTTCGTTCATCGTCCAGAACTTCACGCCCTTGCTGTAAACGCCCTTTGCCTTACCGGATGCGTTCACCAGCTCCTTAAAGAGCTGTGCATCGGTTTTGCCGGAGATAGAAATCACGTTGGTATTGTTCTTTTCTGCAACCAGCTTTGTCACGATACCGGTCGGCATCTTGGTTCCGGTTCCGTACAGAATTGCCTTGTCCAACGCCAGACCGATTGCCTGACCTAATGCGGAAATAATTTCGGTTGCCAGGTTGATATCGGAATCCTCCAAAACTGCATTGCAGATGGCGATATATCCGCCCACCTTATAACCGTCCACCTCAACAGAGGTAAAGCTCAAATCCAGCTCGTTCAATGTTGCACACATCTCCGTCCATACTGCCTCCGGAATGGTTCCCATCACATTCTGACGAGCCTTTCCAGATACACTGCGGACATTGACGTGCTTATAGAGCTTGGAATATTGCAGAACATTCTCCTTGATTAAATCAAGCACAACTGTCGGAATCAGAAGTTCCGCCCCTGTCACCGCTCTTTTCTGTCCTGCCAATTCTCTTGTTCTCTGCAAAAAGTCCTTTACTTCCTCTCTTGCAAAGAATGCATCTCTTTCCTGTGCACCCATGCCAAAAAACTTGGTTCTTACGTTCATTGTTTCAATTCTCCCTTCATCTCTTTTTTCCACCTTTTTGATTGCCTGTGCAGAGCGTTTTTCCTCCTCTGCGATTTCACCCTCAATCTTTTCGATTTCGGATTCTAACGCACCCTTCTCTCTATCGTGTGCCTCCTTATCCTCATGGAAGGCATTGACCTGGTTCTCCAGTTCCTCACGGTACTCGTCGGGTGTTTCTTCGGTGATTTCACCGATTGCCTGCTCCAGCTCTGCCTCTCTGGTTGCAAAGTCTTCGTCCTTTGCACGAAGCTGTGCCAAATCAGCATTTGCCTTGTCAAGCTTGCTTCTTAAAAACATCGTTTTTAATGCCATTACTCTTTTGCTCCTTTCAACTTTAACATTAGTTTGTTTTTTAAAACATCGGCAGACCTCTTCCGAATGTCCGCCAGTTGTTTACTCCTTGCACTTACCGAGGTGTCCTCGTATGCCGGGAAGGTCACGACAGATACCTCATAAAGCTTGACCTTTCGGATTGTCCAATGCACAGTGCTTCCTCTGTCCTCAAATTCCTCGTCTAAAATATCAAATCCAAAGCTACATTGGTCGACATCTCCACGCTTTACCCGCTCATACAGATTCATTGCATCCATGTCCTTTTGGTTGATTTTAATATCACCCCAAAGACCTCTTGCATCTGTTTTCAAGGTAAGTGTTCCTGATTTGTTTCTTCCAAGAACCAGTGTCGTATCATGATTTACCAATGCCCGGATATCACCGGATAGAGCATCATCAAACGCAGTTTCTGCTATACTCTCCGTTGCACCCGGAAAGATTTCATACGTTGAATTGAATACAGAAAAATATCCGCTGATATATAAATCACCGGAACCATCTTCTCTGGTCTCAAACTGTGCAAGATTGCATCGTATTTGCCTGTTATTTCTCATCAGCCGTCACCTCCTTTTAGCTTATTTTGGTCTCCTATCATCCCTTGCGGAATGTAGTTCTCTAAGATAATCAACTCATCCAGTCCGTCCTTTGGACTTAATCCCAACCAATCACGAACCTCATTCCCGGTCATGATACCTCTGGTATAGTTATCATCACCGACACGACTCAGCTTTTCGATGTCATAAGCAAATAAGGAACGGATATTGAATCGGAAAAACCAATCCGGACTGATTAAAAGCTTTTTTGTGTTCTCCTGCTCAATGGCGTTGCAAATATCACGGATTCTGGTGCTGATAAAGTTATTCCATTCATCCGCATCAAAACTTCCTTCACCAACCACAAACGGTGGAACATCCAAAATTGCTGCAACCGTTCGTTTATCCAATCTGACAGAGGATTCAATCGCAATGTCATTCAGCGAAAGCGGCCTGACCTCCTGCACTTCAAACTGCTCTGCAGGAATCATCCACGGCTCTCCTGCATCCGTGGACTCGATATATTCGTTCAGAAGTTTTTTTCGTCCTTCCTTACTTGCAAATTCGTCCGTCAATGCATCTACTTTTACAATCATGGATGGTTTCCATTTGGATTCCATAAATCCTTTCTTGGTTTCTGCCGCTTGCTTCAGATTGTGGGCAACCTCCCTAAGAGTTGTTTTATACCCAGAACCCTTCCAAGGATAATATGGTTCCGGATTCAAGACATAATGCAAAATCTCAGATGGTTCAAACCGAACCCCATTTACAAGCACATGATAGCCATACCCATCCGGGACAAAGGTACAATGCTCCGGTGGAATCGGTTGTAAATCCTCCAGCATACCGTTTTTATAAACCGGCAACACAACTGCATTCCCGTCACCCTCCAACAACAGACTGCGGACAAGAACCGCTGTAAATGTTTTCCGGGTCATGAACCGATTCGGAGTTATATCCAACTTTTTAGAAAGCTCATTTTTTATCCGGACATCTCCATTATCTGTATTACTCATCAGATGTAAGGTCATCCCCGATATCAATGCCGCAATCTTATTGACCGCCGCCATAATCTCCGGGTTTTGGGAAAGCTTGGTATACCCGGTACAACATAAGGTCTCATAGGCATCCGGAGAGCATAAAAAAGACACCTTCTCCGGTGCCGCTCTTACCTGATTACCTTGATTTCTTCTTTTCTTTTTACTCAACACATCTCACCTCCTTTAACCGAGCCAATCACTTGCTTTCTGTGATTTCTCTATATCAATCATCATTTGCTTTGTTGCAATAACATCTGCATCGAACAGGTCAATCCTCTGTGTCGGCTCAACCTTTTCAAACCTCACAAAATCGTCACTGTCCTCAATCGCATGGACATTTTCAATGCAATACTCATAAGCCTTATTGTGCAGATAATAAAACTGCCCGGAAATATACTTCTTTTCAATTTCCCGAAATGCTTCGGTTTTTTCTACATACCGTTGCATCTGGTCCCGTACTTTAAACCCGGCTTTCTTCATAGCAAGGACAAACTCACGGGAATATCTGCGGTCATAGCCTACCCACTTGATTTTGAAACCCAGCTTTTTCATTTTCACGAACCACTTCACCGGGTCATCGTAATTAATCACCGCAGAATTACAAAGTGTCAACCAGTCCTGCTCCTCCCACCAAAAGAATGGAATGTTATCCTCTTCTGCTTTTTGATAGGCAACCGTAACCGGGATGAATCCATGCGTGATTGCAATGTCAACATCCTTGTATCGTCCATGCAACGAAACACCGGTTAAGTCGTGCATTTTGGAAAGGTCAGCACCGCCATACCAGACAATCGGCAATTTTGCAAGCTCCTCTATCGTCCAGGAATAACGCTCATCAGAGGAGCGGACAAGACCCATGTCAAAGTATGTTTTTAACGAGCTGGTAAAGACGTTCAACGACTTTGCGAAAAAATCCTTTCTCTGCTGTGGGTCATTTTGTGCCTGCATTGCATCATTCATCAAGTCCTCCGGCTGAACCGATTGCCCGTATGCAGGATTTGCCATTTCATGCACCTTCGGATTGGTAAAGTCGATAAACTCGGAGCCTTTTTCATTGATTGTTGGGTCTGCCTCACAAATAAAGATGAAATATTGTTCGTCCTCGATTTCCTTGTCCAGAACCTTTTTGCAATACCTTACCCTCTGTGCTAAAAAGCTGTTCGGGTCATCTCCTGCGGTCGATATACCAATCATAAGCTTGTTCCGGTATGCTTTCATTGCTTCCTTGAAAAGATTGTACTGCTTGGGCTTTTTAAAGGCGTGAATTTCATCCGCTATTGCCACATTACAGTTGAACGAATCCTGTGCATCCGGATTCGCCGCCAAGGCATATAACTCAAACATTCCGCCGCCGATATTGTCAGCTGTAACCGAATGCTCATTGTTATTGTCAATGATGTGGAAATGTCCGCCATCCTCGTCATGCTCACCCATATTCCTGATGTTATATTCTACAAACTGAAACGTCTCCATCGTCTGCTTTAATCCTGCCGCAACCACATAGATTTTAGATCCGGAAAGTCTGTTCAAAATACCAATTCCATAAGCTAAAGCTCCGGCAAAAGATGTCTTTACATTCTTTCTTGGTATAAAAATAAGGCACTCATGAAACCGTCTGATTTCTGTGCCTTTTATTTTAAAACCAAGCAAATTATAAATAATGAATTTGTGAAACGGCATCAATAAAAACGGTGTACCACGCAAAGGATTTCCGTCCTTGTCCTCTCCTTGCTGATGGCAAAATGTTTTTTCGATAATCTGAATCACAAACTCTGCATCTTTTGGGTCAAAGTCGTACCGCTTACTTTCAATGTCATCCAAAAACCGCTGACAACCTTTGATTCTGTACTTGTTCGCCAGTATCTTTCCGGAAACAACATCCTCAGCATAACCAAACGCCACATCCCAGTTTTTATATTTCTTCATCCACTCAGTAGCCTGTCAAGAGCTGATGCAGTTCTTTGCTCTAAACCTTTCTTCTTGATTTCTTTCAAGCCTTTCGGATTCAACCCGAATAGACTTTCTATTTTTGTCAGCTCATCCCGAAGCTTTTCAATCGTGAGATATAACGCCGTTTTTCGCTCGTTGGTTGCACCGGCTTTGTTTGTGTACATTTCTGTGAACGGGCATCCTTCATCATACCACCGCTCGTTTAATAACTCAAATTGAATCCGCATCTCAACATATCGGTCAATTGCCGCATCAAACTCCGTCCGGTAGGTTCCAATGGCAACCATGTCCGCCTTGGTCTTTTTCCGTATTTTGTTTTTTTCTTTTTTCACATCCATAGTCGCTACCCCCTTTTTATTTCATTTTTCAGAGTTGGAAGCCTAGCCCCTTCCCAGATTCACCTAAGTAGCAAAGTGAATTTTTGGCAGGGGGGGTATCAATGTTTCCCAAGCTTCTCCGGATGCATCTTGCCATGACACGCATTGCATAAGCTGATAAGGTTGCTGTCTGTATAGGCAAGTTCCGGAAATTCGTCAACGTGCTTGATGTGGTGAACCATCTCTGCCTCACGCCTACGTCCGTACTTCCTGCACTCCTGACACAAATATCCGTCACGTTTGAGAATTGCCTCACGCTTCTTTCTCCACTTTTTAACTTGTAATTCAATTCT